ATGAAGCTAGTGATTGATATTGATAATGATGTGCTGAAACATCTGAATGACTACTGCATTATTCACGACACTGACATATCGACTTACCTAACCGATAAAGTTATCGAAGAAATGATTGATCCATATCTCAATATGCAAGAAATCAAAAAGAGTCAAGCCGCTTACGATTCGTTTGTTAATCTGTTGAATCTGCATATCCATCGTGAACTGGCACGATTAAGTGATAAGTATCTGAATCATCCGGCAGACACGCAGGAACAGCTGGTAAACAGGCGTATGCTCGAAGTAATCAGACACATCTACATTGATGCATCAAATACCAGGATAAAAACGATGAAGCTATATAATATATTCCGCGCTAAAAAGAATGTCAGATATAGACAGGAGAAAGCCACCTGATTAGGTGGCCTTCTTTTTATTGAGCATCAAATTTATAAGTGCTATCGTTAAAGTTTTCTTCGAGCAATGTCAGAACTTCATCTGTGTCATTCGCTTGCTCAACGTCCAGAATCAGGTCCTCGAAGTCCAGGTCGTAGTCAGTCGACATGTTATTGAGTATTTCAACTGTCCATTCAATAATGTCCTCTTTGTAGCCTGTCTTCGTTTCCTTGACGTCTCCTTCTTCAACAAAAGCGACAGTCGCTTCTTCCTCAAAAGTCTGATAGTAGGCTTCTGATGTGCTTTCTTCAATCGCCTCTTTATATTGATCTTCTGTCCAATTGCTGCGATCCGCGTTTTCGTACTGCTCATCAATGATGTTGCCATAGCCGTATTTTTCTTCGATGTTACTAAATAAATCGTAATAACCTTTTCCCTCCGCTGAAAAGTGTTTGCGCCCGTCTGTCGTTTTACCTGTCCATCTGATGTTTTTCATGTTTAATTCCTCCCAGTATTTTTGTAGTTTTTTACAAGTGTCAAATGTTAAGTTGCCGAGTTTTCTTTCACCTAATCTAATGCGCTGTATTGCTGAGGCGCTAACTCCTGTTTCAGTTGCGATTTTATTTGCGGCTATGTCACTATTGATTAACTGCTGTAGATCCTGTTCTGATACTTTAGTCATAACTTATTCCCCCTGATGCTTTCAGTATGTCTTGCTGTTGAATATAATATACCATGCCATATGTCATGGTGTCAATAATAATTATGACATATGGCATGATAATTTAAAAATTATTTTAAGAGCCTTTGTGTATCAGTGTTTTCAGGCAAATAAAAAAGACCTGTAGTTGAACAGGTCTAAATTTTCTCATTCATCTTTAGCATTTCAATCATCAGTTCTGTTACTTTGATAGTCTGCACGCGCTCCTGGTTAACGTCTTTCATCTGATCCACATCATCAGTGTCATAAAAGTAATCAATCACTGACGCATAGGATTTGCGGCCAACGACAATCGTTTCACCACGTTCCACTTTAATCTGGCCATCCGCAATAACTAGACCTTCTTTTACATCAGCATGCAGCTCATGTATTAAGTCGTTGTAATCATAACTCAACTTCATCCCATCACCCCTATTTAATTATACAAAAAAAGCCGCCTATCTCTATATGAAATGAGCGACTTATAAACTGTTATTAATGATATTAAAGGTTAAAGCGGATGTACCTTACCACCATCCCGCTAATTTAGCTATTACACCAAGTATTGCTACTCCGAGGCTAGTACCACTTATTGACCACCCTATGATAGTATTGCGATCAGTCTTTCTTTCCTTACGCATATTCTCTTTCATTGAAGAAAAGTCATCTTTTTGCTGCAATTTTAGTTCATTGAACTGTTGTTGCTGGGTAGTTCTAAATTCATTGAACTGCTGCTGCTGATTTATTATAGATTCACTGTTCTGCTTCTGTTGTTCTAATTGGATGTTTTTAAAACCATTTTCAATTGAAGCAGTGATACTTGAAGACAGAGATTGAAATTTTTGTTCTTGAAGCGTCTCATGATTTTTAAATTTATCATCAATATAACTTCTTATATCCATTTCTAACTTCATAATATCAACTCCTTCATTTGAACTATTAATTTCATTATACCCATAAATCAACTTATCAGCACTATTATTGATGCTGTTTAAATAAAAATTGCTTGAACTAGAATTAAAAGTGGCATCAGATTCTTCCAACATTTCATTTGGTTGAAACTTTGGATTATCGGAGATCATATGTATGTCAGCACTCATTTATGATTCCACTTTCTCAACATGAAGTAAAATTTTTAATTCACTATCTGCAATCTTTAGAGAAATATAATGTATACCAGCTTCTTTAAATTCAATGTTAGAAAGAAATATAGTAGAATACATATCACCTAATACAGGTTTATTAGCATCTTCAGGTTCAAGATCGAATGAAATAGAACCGCTACTAATAATATCTTTAGTACATTCATGTCCTATTTCAATATTTAACTCATGCCTTTTATGTTCAAGTTCAATAAGTCCAAAAGCCAGTTGAAATGAGTAATTATTAGGTAAATTTTTAAGTTGTATCGTTGTAAAGGGTTCATTTAAAGCTATACTTCCATTAGAACCATTAATTGCACCTTTAGCAACAGCACCCCATGCTACTCTAGCCATCACTTACACCTCTCTTCAATAGTTAAAGTAAATATAACTTAAAAATTTAGATTAAGATAGAAAGAACATATATTCGTATTAAATGTAAAAAGCCGCCTACTCAAAAGAGATAGACGGCTTTGACTTTTATTAGGTTATTATTTAAACACTTTACTCACTTGCAATCTATCTAACCAGATCCAGTCGTTGCTGCCCTGTCCTGTTAAATCTCCTGTGTAGATACGCCCCCATCCGTCGTGCTGCTCAAAGATATAGACTACGTCGCCAGGATTGAGCGAGTAGCCGGCCTTTGAATCCCAGTTAAATCCTGTTGCTCTGCTGCCTTTACGTTTACGCACCTCTGCACCCCAGCTGTCGATGGTACCCATCACATAGGCCTCGTTTGACCGACCACGATTGACATCAGGTTTAAATGTTGGTGGCAGTACTTTAGCCTTAACTTTTTGAGCTGCTCTTTTAACAGTCGCTGCTGCCTTTTTAATGACTGATTGATTGTATAATGGCCGGATAAACCACTGCGGATTGTCATAAGCATGCACACGCTTTGTCGCCATCTCCCAGCCTGTGCCGCCACGCTTCGGACCCTCTGTCCAGCCGCCGTTTAACCAGTTCTGCTCGACGACCACAATCTGGTTAAAGTCGGCACTTGAAACGACTGCGACGTGACCAAAGCCATTGCCTAGCTGACTGCCCCATACTACAATGTCACCAGGCTCAGCAATAAAGTCGGCGTCATTTTTATAGACAGTCGCAAGGCCGGTAAAGTCGTTGCTAAACGGGATGTCTTTTGCCCCCTCACCATGCAAAGTACCGCCTGTTACAAAATTATAAAAAGCGTTCGCATAGTCAAAACATTGAAATCCATAATAACCGTCAAAATCATACTTGCGTCCGATGGATTGAGTGATCCAGTCTAAAGCCTCTTGTCTAGTTTTCATTTATTATTTCCTCCCTATATTAAAATGACAGCCTTATTGGCTGTCCTTTGTGTTATCTACTTTGACTTGTGACTGATCAGTTACTTCCTGTTGTCCTTTTATGATTACTTCCATGTCCGGGTCTGTCGGTCCGACTTTCTCTTGATTAAAACGACTGTCTCTCCAAGCTCCTTTAATATCAAAAGATTTAAGAGACGCATACAAAGTCGTCAGAAAAGTGATAATAAGGTATGGATTCGAAAAGAATGTCGTAATCAGTAGATGCAGACGAGGCCAGCTGTTTAAATCAGCCAGTGATGTATTTGTCATGGCCATAACCGGCATAAAGGCAGAGAGTATAATTGGCACGTAAATCCATAAGTTCTTGAGCTTTGCTACAACGTTGTTTCCTGCAATCATTTTCAATGTGTTTCCTCCTTCATTTGTTCAAAGTGTTTAATAGCTCGCCGCTGCTGCTTGAGTTTCCTTTTCTCCTCAGACACTGTGATGATTTTATACATATTAATCACTGTGCCGATAACCAGAATAAGCGCGTATGCTAAACCGACTGTCGGATAATTGGTAAGGAATGTGGCTGCATTACATACAATGTAAACAAATCCATATAGATTAACGATGAATCTGTACAAGTCCCACTCTATAAATAGCATCGTGAAATAGAGAACAAGCACGATGACTGATGCAATCACTACATTCTCCTCACTGCCGAACAGCTGCTTATAACTTGTATAGATGTCCAAATCGCCGCGTGAATCGAACATGTCAGGCGATATGATTAATGTGATAGCTGTGATGAATGCAAAAAGCGACATCGCAGCCTCATGAAAATTAGGTCTCTTCATACAGTTTTCTCCCTTCTTTTTGTACTACCATTTAATGATTCCTACTCTGGCCATAATTAAATTGACAATAGCCAAAATGATGGCACCGAGGGCAATCCTCAATGCCCATTTTCGCCATTCCGATTCAGCTTCGATGTGCTTCAGTACGCTCTTCAGTTCCTTGTCGTCAATGATATCCTTGTCCTGCAAGGCTCTTACTAACCCTTCCAGTTTTTTAATGGCATCTGCCTGATCGCTCTGTGTGTTATATAGCGTCATCAAGATGGTATACAGCAGTTCATCTTTGACTCTCTCTATCAATCCTTTCATCCCAATAAACCGCCCTCTTTTTTATTTAGTTATAATAAAAACCCCTCACAACGTAAGAGGTTTGATATTAAAAATTGTTAGCTACAATATCAATCTTTTGCTTGATATCTATATCACTTTGACTCTTCATATATCAATGCGGACGTCCCCTCATTTAGCATGATCTGATCCATCGTTACAACGAGACTCGTTGGCGTTGCATACTTATAGATAAATGCTTGCTGATATGACTGCAGTGCAGCACCTGAAGCTGACTTACCACAGCTTGTAGCAGTCGCAGAATCGTAACCCCACCGTCCGTATGAATCTGTTTTAAATGTGACGGTAACTGTCCGTGGTGCTGATGATGCCATGACCGCTGTCGAGTTTGCAAGATAGTATGCTTCAGTGTCAGGTGTTGCTGTGAGCTGATAAGAAAGTGTATATAACGTGCTTTTTTGCAGCCCTTTAAACAGCATGTAAATATACCTTTCATTATTTGCTGTGTTAGCGCCATCATAACTTGCGTTGCGGAACACAATTTTGTCCTTGCCGATTGTCCAATTCGTTGTCGAGATGCCAGACTGAACATTGTTCCAGTTAAGTTCAAGGCGTGTGTTCAGCGCTTTACTTGCCGTCACGCCAGCAGCCGTATTAGACGTGGTATAAGCCGTATTACTCATTAAACCAAGTGAATTGGATGACGTGCCTGTCTGTTCAGCCAAACGTCTTAAAGTATATTCCAGAGTCCTTGTGTAACTATACTGCATTAATGATTCAGACCCATTGTTATGCACCATATACTGTTTAGTGCCTGTCTTAAATTGATGAGAACCTTTAACTTTAAACCGTTCGAACTCCGAATGATAATCGCCCGAACCGAAGCCGACAGAGATAGGAGTATTTTTTTGGTTGATTAATACGCAGTCAATCAATACACCTCCCCAGATGTCAAAACTGTTAATAGCACTGTTAGCCGTGATGACGTTGGTTACGTTGTTGAGTAAAAATTTGCGTTTATGCTTTAACCTAAATAAACAATCAGTACACATTAAATCTTTGAGTACACCGTTGTGTAACCCATACTCGCCTGACGGGATATCGTTGAGGATAGACGAATCGCCTAAATAATCGTTCATGTAAAAGTCGCAGCCTTCAATTTGACCACCTGAAATAGTGCTGAATACATTAGCTGCTGCGCCTGTTAATACGCCTGCACTATTCACATTATCAGCGGCATACATCACGATTCTCGATAGCTTCCCCGCAGCCGTTTTGCCTCGTAATTCGACACCCTCCAATGTCACGCCCTGCGCTGTCATGAGTATGATCGGATAGTCTCCCGGGTGGTCTGAAGGTGTCTCAATCAAGATGTTCTTGATGAACACGTTCTTAGTCAGCAATGTTGATGTGACAGATAAACCTGAACACGCATTGTTACGCATAATAATATTAGTCAGGGTGGAATTACCATTATACAAATGTGTCTTCCACGCTGTATTAGTCGTATTGTCGTTGCTGATTGGTGATTGATGCGGTTCTAAATCAATCCCGCCCGCAGGATTAAATGTCATCCAGATGCCCTCTGTCGTCTGATTCATGCCGTTATTTTCGGCGATAATATTATTAAAGCTGTTATTGGCATAACCTAAACCACTAATCCCGAGCCTGCCGTTACCATTAACCGTAATATTGTTTAATATGCCATTTGTCGATTTAACTGCTGTGCTTGTGCCATAGTCAAGATAAAAGCCATCTGCAATACCATCAACCTGCTGATTGCATGAGGTCACATTTTCGATGACAAAGTTATTGCATCCTTTCAATAAAACACCGTGTCCGCGTCCTGTTTCTAAACCGTGACCGTCTGTCCAGCGCGGATTGTCAAATTTTTTAGAGGTAAATCCAGTCTGTAATTTTGTCTTATAATTCTCGCCGTCCACGATGAGATTCCGAAGGGTAAAGTAAGCCGCTTTTTCAAATAAGAAAGGAATGACTGGCTCTTCTTTCGAATACCACAATCGGGCAGATTCATTGTGAAACGAAGCAGATCGTGTATAGCCGTCCAACGGCATATTGACGACTTTCGCACCGTTGAAGTCCAGCGTGAAACCAGACCCTTTAATTCTAATGTGGTCTGCACTACCTGCTTCAGGAACACCATCAACATTTTTTATCGTGACATACCTGTTAATTCGGTAGACAGCTTTTCTGATGGTGCCGTTGTCATTGTAAAACGGCAAGAATCTGATGTTCGCCCCGCTGTTGTTATTAATATAGTTCGCCATGCGTTGAAACGCTGCATAATTATCAGTCACACCGTCTCCGACAAAGCCGAACTCTTTGTTTGCATTAGTAGTTAATACTTTAATGTCATAAAGCGCATCAAAATTTATGTTATACAATACAATCCATTTCTTTCCGTCAAATACATATACTTTATTTTCAGCGATTACGCCTCGTACTTCTTTAAGTTCTGCGGGGGTTGGTAATTCGCCAAATGTTTGTTTCGGCTCTTTAAGTTTAAACTCATTCTGAGTCAGCCACTGTGCTGTCGCTTCCTTGTCCACATACTCCTGTGTATTCGCAGAGATAAACGTCTTGACTGACTGGTCCAGTTCTGCAAGTGCCTGATCTCTTGTCAGGCTGTTGATGACCCTCAGCTCTGCTTCATCATGCGTGATCGAGACAAATACTTCAAAGTTGCCGTCACTCGGAAACTTGACGCCGGCATTTGTGGTTACTTCCAGTGTGTGTGTATGCGCCTTAAGGTCGTTTTTAACCTTAAACGATAGCATGCCGTTTGTAATCTGTTCCGTGCTTTTCTGTCTAATCTCATTGTCCACCATATCAAGCAGCGTGACCGTGCATGATGTCGTCAGTGTGTTCAGAAGACTACCGTCTGGTCCGCAGAGTAATAACTCGATGGGCGATGTATTGTCTGACTGTTTAATCGTGACATAGTTATGGTAGTAGTTCTTTGTCTTGATACTATTAATGTCCATAGATGCCCTCCTTAATTAACTTTAATTTCATTGAGTACATCAAGTGGCGTCAATTCGATGCCGTCCTTGACTTTGATTTCACCCTCGACAATCTCCAACTTGTCAATCTGCCGTGCATGCTGCTCGTCAGTGATGATAGTCGCTGAGTAGTTGTCATCGACCAGCATGTTCAGGCCGCCTTTGACGATAACCGACTGCCTGTCAATCTCCTTAATAAGTAATGACCACATAACAATCCTCCTATAGATTAGTATTAGTCGTGCCTACAAACATCTCACGGGTGTAAATGGTTGCCCCGGGTGTGGCCGAGTTAAACCTTAAATAAAAGTCCAACCGCTCGCTCGTGATCTGCTGAAGGTCAACTGTCAGTGTCACCTGTTGTTGATTGCCAGACCCGACTGACGTGATGGTCGCCGATTGATAAAACTTGGTCTCTGCCCCTCTAAAGTTGATAACTTCGACCATCCCAGTTGCGCCCGGCGTGTCCATGTAACATGATAAAATAATCTTTAAATAGCTCTGCTGCGGTACAATCTGGTATGCGTCAAACACAGATGGTTCTGTGTTTTGCGTGTCAAAAAATACGCTGTCCTCTGGTTGATTGACGCCCGCCACTTTAAACTGCGGATGATACCGCCAGACTGCTAGGTTAAACTGTGTTACACCATTTTTGATAGGTTGATAACCGTTGGCGTCAGTCACTGTCAGTACACCACGGACTTTACCGGTAATAACTTCCTGATGGTAATTGACTTCCTTCTTAATGTCATTCGTCGTAGAGGTCAATCGTCTTTCCATCAGACGACTCTTTTCTGCTGCTTGCTGTGCCTGTACTTCTGCAGAGGTCAATGGCCGTTCACCAATCCGGATAGACTTGTTCTGCGGGTTCATAATGTCCTCTGTCGTGGCCACGATCCTTAACACCTCGCCATTAATACCGAGCTCATCCACATAGCACCTATGTTTGTTACCTCGCTGAATCTGATCCGGCTCTAGGTCAATGGTTGATAGATCCAGTACATTGACGTCAATCTGGACCTTTGCTACCTGTTTTTTTATCTCCGCTACTTTTGCCTGTCCTGCCTGAAGTACAAGTTCCGGCGAATCCTTATCATCAAATACTTCTGTGCCCGTCTGGATGCCATAGAGTTTAATGAGTTCCGGGATGTCAATGTAGGACTTGCCACCGTTGACAGAATCGATTGTGATACGCGCCTGCTGATTATACTGATTGGTTTCTGCTGACCCTAGTGGAATTAACCTGGTAATCACATCGAGTGGATCAATCGTCTTTTTAATTGACTTGATGTTCCTACCGATTTTAAAAGGTGTCGTCTTCACAACCGTCGTTTCATCGAGCCAGTCAATGTACGTGCCGTCAGCTTCATATCGTGCATAAATCTCACCGCCCCACCGATTAACGCCGTCATCACGTATGTGATCCATCGTGGACTTTTCAGGCGTCGTATAGGCATAGCGCGTGGTGTCATATGACGGGTCTGTCGAAACCTCAACCTTTTTGGTAAACGTCACGTTCCCCAGCTTGAGTTGCTTGTAAGGCTCGACAGCTGCATTGTGCTTTGATAATAGCGCCGATAAATATTGCCTTGGCGTATAGTTGGTATACGTTGCATAAGATGGATAGCTGTCGTGCAGATAAGCCATCGCACCTTCAGCTGTGTAATCGGAGTCATACAGGCCATCCTCACCCATCTGATTCGATGGCAATAAAATACGCCCGCGAAACACAATCTCGTTGGTTTTGAGATTCTGTACTTCAATGAGCGTTTTTAATGAGCCGATATATAAGTTGTGATGGATCATATCAAATCTAAATTCATCAATCGCATCCACTGCTTTCTCCAGGGTTCCGGATTTGAGCAGATTGTCGTTTGATAAATAATCGAAGATGGCCGAACGAGGTCCGCCATCTTCGTAGATATCTACCTTATACAATTAGAGGACCTCGCTTCCATCAATGATGTTAACCGCATAAGGCTTTGCCTCGAACTTAAAGTCAACGTTTAGGCGTCCTTTTGCGATGTCATGCTCAAAGTTTAAACTGGTGCATTTAGCGACGTAGCAATAATCCTTCTCATAATCCAGAACAAGCTGCAGCCATCCTTTGTTCAGCAGCCACGCTGTCAGTTCCCGCTTTGTCTGAAACTGACTCGTGTTGCGTTCCATCTGGATATAGCCTTTGACTGTTATCTCACGGTTGTTATACCGCTGTCGTCCGGATATTGCAGAGAAATCATAATCACCGTCCATGTGAGCTACTTTATCACGTATCTCAATGGCCTCCGGATTAGGAGTGGCCAGCTCCGTAATCCTCAGCTCAAAAGTCAACGAGTGCCGGCCATTATAAGTAAATCCTGTAGACCTTATTCTCATGATGACGTCTTCCTCCTTGCTGATGTCTTAGCATTTGTAGCCTGATGTTTATCGACCTGCTTTGATACTTTGTAGCCGTCCATCAGGATGTTCGGATTCTTATCAAGGATCTTGGCCATCAAGTCAATAATTTTGTCGAAGTTCTTGCTCTGTTTGCCCAGTTCTTTTTGCAGATCGGCAATCACTTTGTCGTTCGATTTGTTTCTGTCGTTCTTAATCTGCTCAATTTTACGATCTAACTGTTGAGCATAGACATCGTTCTTACCGACAACATTCAAGCGTTTGGCAGTAGCCACGATAGCCTTAGTCGCATTGTTCGCTACCTGCGTCTTTTTCGCTGTCGGCAGAGGTATCACCTTTTTAGTGCCTGTCATGTACTTTTTACTGCTTGCAGCTAAGCCGGTCTTTTGATTGTTTAAATTCTTAATCTGCTTGGCCTGACTGATGATTGACGGATCATAGATGATACCTGACTCAGACTTACCAGAATCACTCGCCAGTTTGTTAATCTTGCGCTGCATGTTATTGATAGAAGCAATGCCTGACTTGCCACCACGAAGCAATACTTTCACTTTGCCGTATGAGTTCTCGACACCGCCTTCAATCAATTCGCGTAGAATCTGTGGATCCAGTCCGAGTTTGCGCAGTTTGACTAAATCGTTATGGAATTCAAGCATGCGTTTGTAACGGTAGTTCATTACTGATATAAAGTCTTTTGTTGAGTTGCCTGATGTAGCACCGAATCCGCCATAGTTCTTATAAGCATCACGAACTGACGTATTCAAGGACGCCTTTTCTTCAAGCGTGGTTTTGTACTTACCCTGTTTAGCAGCAAGCTGTGTACTGATGGCAGAACGCTTCTTGACGATGTTCTCAATCACGTTGCTCTTTAGTACTTCATTTCGCTTGACCGAGTTCAGATAATTAATCTGTGACTGAATCGCCTTATTCTCAGCACGGACATCAGCAATGACTTTCTTATTGCCTTTACTTTTACGGGCCTTCGCATAGTTGGCAGCTATCTTTGCCTGGTCTGCCTTGATGGTGCTGTTGACCTTCGCTCTGACAGCCTGGATGTTTTTCAACATTGTCTCAGGACTGTCTTTATAGATGTTCTTCAGACCAGCACTCATAAGTGAGCCGATGTCCCCGTAACTCTTAACGAGGCCGGAGTAGTTGGTCGTACGGCTTCTACGCATCAAATTGTTAGAGATGCCACGCAGTATACCTGCTCTGTTAGTGACTCGTGTAGTCTGCGGCCGTTTAACAGCTGATGACTTGGATGTAGACTTCGCAGCTGACTTGACCGGCACCAGAAGTTTACATCCGGCATAGATCATATCAGACGTCAGGCCATTGACCCGCTTAAGCTCCTTGACCGTCGTACCGAATGTACGGGCCAAGTCCCAAAGCGTATCACCCCAGACAATGTTGTGAGTACGAGTGGACTTCGATTTGGTTGTGCCGGATGACAACTTGATGAGCTTGTCATCGTTAACGATGTTGTTGGCTTGCGCCAGTAATGGCCGCGCTCTATGCTTCTTGCGTGGGTCGAGTGGAATAATCATTTCTGGATATTCTTCGCCTGCGATGACGGTCTCATTCTGGATGATGCCACCATTCGCGAATCGACGTAATCCGGATGGTCCCCAACCGCTTCTGCCATATGGCAAATCTCTGCGCCAATTACTGTTGTTGAAGAATGCCAGCAACTGATCATAGCCACGGCGCATGTTCTCATGGCCAGCAACCGCATATTTCCGGAACGTCTGCGGAACGTACTGCAGTAAACCTTGAGCCGGATTACCACTCGCAGTATTAACATCCCAAACTGATGAAGACTGAACGACTTTTTCATTACCGGTAGATTCACGATTAATTTGAGCGATGATGCCTTTTAGTTCTCTGCTTGTTAAATCAACATTCATTTTAGCTGCAGCGCGTTTAATGGTACTTGCCCAGCTCTGTGCGTTACCTGCAATGCCATTGCCTTTACCTTTTGCATAATGCTTTGCCCAATACTCTGGGTCAATCGAATCTTCGTTATATAAATAGCCGCGTCCTTTATTTACCTGCCAATGCAAGTGATCGCCGAAAGAGTTACCAGTATTACCAACTTTTCCGATAATCTGGCCAGCTGTAACACGGTCACCTTTTTTAACTGTTCTGCTGCCATTTAACATATGCATCAAAATGTGAGTAAATCCATCCGCGAATATCTGGACTTCATTACCACCAGATGGTTGATTCGGAGAGAACCAAGACTGAATAACTTCTCCTGTAATCGGAGACGGAACTGGTGTTCCAGCCGGCATTGCATAGTCAATACCTGCATGACCGCCTTTTTGCCATCCACGCCCTGCTGTTTTAGTCCAACTTGCAAATGGATTGTAACCACCACCTGCAGATTCGAACCATTCCTTGATTTTTCCTTGTAGCATAATCTTCAGTTTGCTGTAAGCCAGCTTTGCCATTGTACCCGTCATTCCCAGACCGCCGAAGTCAATACCCATGCTGCCCATTACTTTATCAAGCAAGGCCTTTGGATTTTTAATGTAATCCATAACATCTCCGATAATATCTCCGGCTTTAGCCTTGACTGCACCTACAGTTTCCTTAAATTTTTTGCCAAGAGTTCCGATACCGTCCATCGCATTACCTGCCATGCCACGAATATCAAATTGCTTTGCGTTGGTCCAGAAATCATCTTTATCTGTGCCTTTATCGAAGTGTGGCAGACGGCTCATATATGCATGTGTTTTACGTCCACTGTGTACTTTATCGCCTTTATCGAGTCTGACGAGCGTATCTTTTGCAGGCGTAAGGTACTTAGTGCCATTTGCTTTTTCGATGATTTCGCGACGGTACCCGCCTGGGCCATTACCTGGTCCACGGTCACCCACGATAGCCATCGTAGGTTGTGCGATTGCACCGTTTCTAACAATTGCAGAAGAAGCACGCGTTCCAGTGTGAAGTTCTGGAATCTTATCCATAAGATTCTTCTTGGTGATGGCTTTAGAAATCGTATTGATTCCGCCAATCATTTTGTTCAGTCCCGAGATAGCCCCATTAGCCACAGATTTACCGAGATTTTGAGCCTTAGTTTTCATGCCTTCTTTAGCATTTGAGATGTAAGAACCTATACTATCAGTCCATTTTTTAGCACCGTTGTACATGCCCATAAATTTATCGACGGCATTTTTTTTCATACTGCCAGCAAATGAGCCAACATTTTTAGTGATTGATTCCCATCTATCATGCACTTTTTTGCCGGTTTCATCGTTCCATTTCTTGACGCCTTTATACATATCAAATGCACTGCCAACACCTTTCGACAGCATTTTTCCTGACCATTTAGCAACGCTGCCAGATGCTTCTTCCCACTTGGATTTTACTCGTCCTGTTTGAGCATCAATGTGCAGTGTAACACCTTTGTTTTGTGCGGCTGCTTCGTTAACCACTTTGTTATGCTGCTTTTCAGCATTTTTCTTTGACTCTTTGTACTGACGTTCAGCATCCTTAATGATTGCATCGGCTTGTTTTTTGGATATTGACTTTGCCACATCGCGTTGATAAATAGCCTCATCAATCACTTTATCACGCTTCTGTTTTGCATTTTTTATGGATTCATTACGCTCTTTAGCAGAATGTTTGATGACTTCTGCCGCTGCTTCGAGTGAGAGTTTTGATTTATTCGATTTTAATCGTCCCAAAATAATTCGTTGTTCTTTTTCACTTTTAGAGAGAGAAGCCACAACTTTTTTATCCATCTGACTTTGCAGAGCGACAATCTTGTTTTCCTCAGATTTAGTTAAAGCTCGTCGTTCCATTCGTGCTTTAGTATAGATAGCTTTTATATCATTCTGGATTAATTGTACAGCCTGAATCTCTTTAGAGTTACCTGTCTGTGCTTTTACAAGAATACGCTGTTCTTCAGCATTTGTTAGACCCCGCGTTGCTGAGAAGATGCCCCTGAGACCCGCGACTTCGCGCTGCTTGCGTTGCGCTATTTTTTTAAGCACACCGGACGACATGTCTGCATATAACTTCATCATCTCCAAGTACTGCTTTTCTCCGATTTTTTTATTCGACATACGCAGTTCTTCGAGCTTTTTTGAAGCCTTCATCGATAAATTAGTATAGCCTTTAAGTGCCGTTTCGGTTGAGCTGCTGACTCCTTTACCATATACATTTGTTTTATCAGTCGCTTTTGTGACTGCTTGATTCACCAGACCAAAGAATCCTTTTGCGGCTACACCTGCAGGAGACAATTCAAATCCTTTTTTAGCGACGTAGCCAAGGCCGTCTCCGGCTTTCTTAAATCCTGTGCCAATTTTTCCAACCCAGGAGAAATTCATCTGAGGTGCAATCTCTTTTAAAAGTTTGCCAGTGTTATCGACACCAGTCCGGAACCATCCGATGTGTTTATAGGCAAGCTTAAATCCTGCTGCTAGTAGTGTTACAGCAGTAAGAGTTATGCCTACCGGTCCAGTTACAAGACCGATTCCGGCACGAAGCAACCCGGCACCTCTTGCTAGTAGACCGACTGATCTCGTCGCACCGCCGGCGTTTTTGCCGAACACATTAAACATACCGCCAAGCTTTCCTACTGGTCCAGCAGATTTACCTAGAGTTTTTCCAGCCGTCATATTAGCAGTAGCATTAGCTTCAGCTGCTACTGTGTTAGCAGCATACTTACCAGACAGACGGGCCAAGCCGTCAGCCGCAGTTCCCGTTGCTTTTGCCACAAGTCCTACTCCTACAATTACAGGTCCAGTAGCCGCAGCTACAAGTCCAATACCAACTGCAGTTTTTCTTGCCCAACCTGGCATCTCACTGAATTTAGTAGCTAGAGACTGCGCTCCATTCGCAAGTTCTCTGATATATGGTGTCATATCCTGTCCGATTTGAATGCCGACAGTCTCAAAGGCGCCGCCCATTTCCTCTACCGCACCCTTAAGATTGTTCATCATGGCTTTAGAGGCTTTCTGTGATGCACCGTCTGACTCTTCGAGTGACTTTGTCATCTTACCGATTTTGTCTGGACCTTGCTCCATCATAACGAGCATACCTGATACTGCCTCTTTACCAACCAACTGCGATAAGTTAGCTGCTTTCTGTGTATCAGTCATACCTTCCATTGAGCTTTCCAGATTGCGAACCAGCTGCTCCATACCGACGAAATTACCCGATGCATCTGAAACCTCCACGCCCATCTTGTTCATGAGCTTAGCGTTCTTTTCCGATGGATCCAGGAGGCCCAGTAATGCGCCACGTAAAGTGGTACCAGCTTGTTCACCCTTCAGACCTGAATCAACCATCATACCGATAGAAGCAGACGTTTCTTCAAGGCTCATACCGAGTGACTTTGCAGGAGCCGCGGCGTATTTTAGTGCATACTCCATATCAGTGATATCAGCAGCTGATTGATTGGCAGTTTGAGCGAGTACGTCAGCTACATGAGAAGACTTACCAGCTTCGATACCAAAGGCATTCATTGCACTGGCCATAACATTCGCAGTCTGAGTCATATCGCTTCCGGATGCTTCTGCAGCTGATATAATACCAGGCATCGCTGCCATAATCTGATTCGCATCATAACCTTTGGCAGCCATCTCCTCCATACCTTTGGCCACTTCAGACGCTGACTTGGTCGTGGATGCACCGAGTTCCATTGCGACACGTTTCATTTCTTCAAACTTCGAACCTGTCGTGTCTGAGATTGCGCCGACACGTGACATCTGTGCATCAAAGTCCATCGCTGTCTTGACACCCATTGCACCAATACCAGCGAGTGGTGCAGTGACGGCTAAGGACATTGACTGCCCGGTAGACGTCCATTTATCTCCAACGGACTTCAATTTAGAAGAATAGGCTTCCAGTTCCTTCTGCCGCTGTGTGAATGGTGAGTTCTTAATGGCCTCAGCCTTATTGAAGTCTTGTAATTCTTTTGTTGTCGCTGCAATATCGTCTTTTAGGTCGTTTAGTATCTTGGTCTGATCTTTGAGTGCTATATTCGCTTTGACTGCCTTCTCACTGTTCTCGCCGTAATCTTTAGTGAGCTTTCGTACTTCTGCAGCTTGAGCATAGACTGCTTTCTTCTGCAGTTCCATCTTGTCGTTGAGTGACTTGATCTTACCTTCAATCTGGCCATACTGATTACCAGCTAGTTTCATCTTGGACAAGTTATTTTGCCATTCCGCATCAACGAGCTTCATCTTGTCCTGGAGTGTCGCCTTGCTACGGGCCATCTCCTGTTCCTGCTTCAGTAACTTCGCCTGCTGTCCTTCAACTTTCTTCTGTTCAATGGATGACTGCTTCATCTCATCAGTCATCTCACCGATAGACCGCTTCAAATTACCATATACGCCTTGCTGTTTAACCAGTTCTGCGTTCGCTTTGATGACCTTTGTATGATTCTCACCATACTCTTTTGTTAAGTTCTCTACCTTACGCTTGTGCTCGTCTACAATCTTTGTCTGAATCTGTAGCTTGTCGTTCATACCTTTTACACTTGTAGACAATTTCTCTATACTACGATCTGACTGTTTAAATGTCGAAAGTGACGACTTCCATGTATTATCTGCAAGTTTCATCCTTGCATTAAGGTTCGACAGGCCACGAACCAGACTGGTGTCATTTAATCCCACTTCAACAACCGTCTTGCCGACGGGTTCTCCTATGACGCTCATTAAACTACCTCCTTCCCTAAAAAAATAAACCTGTTAAAGCGTTCAGTTGAACGCTTCAAACAGGCTATAGACTCTTTTAGTCCTATTCACTTTCTTCTGTTCGTTTCTGACCATTTCAAATTCATCTTCGACTGCAAGGTTATACTGATGCACATAATAGTGAAAGTCTCCATTCAGCAGTTCGATAGGACTGATGTTAAAATACTTTGCTATCATGGCCATATTTTTATCAAGCTGCCGGATGACTTGATTCATTGTCAGTGATTCAACTTCTTCATCCGTTATTTCGCTTGATTCTCCAACGGAACTATAGCGTTTCCCAACGCACTTGCAAAGATTTGTGTCAGTGTGCCTTGATACTTACGTGCATCCAGACCATTCTGCAATTCTTCAAGTGTGAACTGATCATTAAAGTACATCACTGCAAGATTTTCGTACAAATTCAATATCTTTTCTTCAGTCTCAAAAGTGAACACGACAGGAATCAATTTACCTTCTTCATCACGTTCATAATTTTCTTTACCGTCATGTTTAAAATTAAGTTTCTTTTCTTCATATTGAAGCTTAATCGCTTCACGGTAGACGTGTCCAGGTACTGATTCGGGGGCTTTGATGACACGTTTTGCGCCCTTGTTATTAACTAATGTGATTGATTCTACAAATCCTAGTTCAACTTCTTCAGATTTTTCAGTTGCTACTTCTACTTCTGTGTTTAATAATTCTTTTGTCATTATGGATTCCTACTTTCAAATATTTTTATTTTGGCCAAAATAAAAAGGGGAATAATCCCCTCTGATTAATTTTCTTCTAGTTCTTTGATGTAAGATTTACCGTTTGGATGGCTAAGCAGCTCTTGAATACGTTCTTCGCTCACTTTTTTGTTTGCTGGATTAGGATAAATATTATTGATCTCGTATTCTTTATAATTGTCCTGAGCATCTGTAAATGCACGGATTACTTCGTACTTCTTCGTTTTTGTTTCCGTTGATTTAGGAGTTTCTTCAGTTGTTTTAGTAGCTGTCTTTTTAGCTTCTGCCATTGTTTATTCCTCCTTAAACGATTTCTGGACGTGGTTTCCAACCTTTAGGTTGCGCAGTCACGGGTGCCGGTTTGCTGAACACTTCGATGAAGAATTTATCTAACGTCGCATAGTCGTCTTTTTTAATGATGCGGCGACGCTCTTTGATGTTATCGCAGCGGCGCTGAGTAAACTCACCACTCATTGAATGATTGCTGAAGTCTACTTTACCTTCTTCAGATGACTTGCCTTCATCGTCTCCAACTACATAAGTTCCTCGAGTGAATCCGATTGCTTCAACATCTTTGTTCAACCGTTCTTTGTAGAAGATTGTACCAACAACTGGAGGATCGATTACACCTCCATATTGAGTAACGAGTCCGTCTTCAGAAACCTCCATACCTGCTAACCAAGCGCGCAGTTCTAACGGCAGAGCAAACGCCTGTAAATCGACCTTAGAATCGCCTTGAGACACAGCTTCTTCCTGCTTCTCACCGTCGCCCCAGTTAGCTACGCTCTCCTGGTCTTTGTTTACTTTAATGTCCTGAGAGCCGCGCACATGATAGATTTCGCCGTAAGCTGCCGGCTTCCCTAATTCGTCAGTCGTCAACTCCGCTAAGTGCATACCACTAATATTCACTGTTGAACCTAATGTTTCAGTGATCTTAATCATTGCCATAATGTGTTTCCTCCTAAAGTTTTAATAGATTTCTTCTTCTGATAATTCGTAAGCATAAAAATAGCGAGCAGCGTCACGATATAAAGTGACATTGTCCGCTACTTTTTCAGTATGTTGTTCTAATCTGTCTACAAATCCAAAGCCATGTTCCTTAAGCAACCTTTTAATTTTGTTACCGACCGTCAACAAGCCGTTCGTCTGCCAGATATCAATCTGGAAAAAGAGACCAGCTGCCATTATTTCGCCGTCTCCAAATTCAAGATCAGGTGTATCAAGTAGAGAAAGACGGATATACGGTGGTTTTGATTTCATCGTTTCAGGTATATCAGCAATCCTGATATTGTTTGCAGGTATAATACCTATTATTGAAGGATCACTGATAATAATGTCCCTTAAAAATTTGTATGGATCATCCATTCAAACCATACTCCTTTCGCATCACGGTGTGCATGGCATTCAGCCGTTTCTCATGAGAATCCTTGACAGCTTTAGTAATCTTGAGCTGCGGCTTCTGATGCACTGTGCCCCATTCAACGAAGTGGACACGATACTCAACTTTTGAACCTTCAGGCCATCCGATTTTTATAATCGTCTCGCCTTTCTCGTTCTTGTGTGATTTACCGATTACCACTTTATCGCGGGCAGTCCCTTTATCGACAAATATATCTTTTTTGATTTGTGCTAATGTAATTTCTGCTCCGGCCTTAATGATTGCATCTTCCGATCCCTTAATACGCTGTATCAGACTTTTAACTTTGCGATCATCAAAAGGTTTGATTTCTAAACTCATAGAGTTTTCCTTTCAATAACCAGATACATGTATTTCTGCCTCGAATCTTCATCCAGGACATCGATAATAGCGTACCTGTTACCCTTGTATTCGACGGTCATGTCAGTTGTAATGCCAACCTTATAGCGTATTCGAAACTGCAGCAGATTGCTTGTACCAGCTTGAACGGATAACTCATAATCTTTGGAACGATTATCTATAAGTTCCGCCCAACATTTGTGATAAACATCTTCAGTGGGGTTGCTCCATCCATCTTCAGAAACATCATCAGTTGCGTAAATAATTAATCGTTTATCCAGCTGGCCAACTTTCTCAGTAGTATACTGACGCTTTTTAAACCGAGGCATAATCAAAACCTCCATACTCAATCTGCAGATGGATAATCATTGAATTCAGGGACATTGCAATCAGTTCACCGGAACCAACTGGCTCCCTGTTCTCATACCAGTGCAGACATAGCATTTTCAGCGCAAGAAATGCCTGAGCATTTTCCATGGGCTTACCTTCTAAATCTTTGAAATAATCAAATCGATAGTTTGTCTTGGAGTAGATGAAAGGTTTGGCAGCCATCACGAGTGACTCAACAGTGACGTTCTCCTCATCACCGTCAATCTTCATAAACTCTTTAACATCATCCAGCAATTCAGTTTCCGTCACTATTCATCACCCCTTACACTACGTCAGGTGCAGCAACTGTGAAGTTCTTGTCGATTTCAGCATAGACTACAGCTTCTTTGTCAACGAATTTGACATCTTCACGTTCAATGAATCGCATGTCAGTAGAATTACGTGTGAACGCTTTGCCACCAATATTCGTTGTCAAGATGGATTGCTGCTGACGATCGAACAATGTGATAGCTTCTTTTAGGTCGCCGATGATGATAGGTGCCTTACCAGCATTTGATGGCAGAACTTTATTGCTGAACATGATGACGTCTTTACCTTCAATCTGTTTTTTCGTCGGATCAATTGGATTAGGTTGCATCACGTATTTTCCATCTTCGTATTTAAGAAGATCCAACACATTGAATCCATCCTGATTTGTGATAATAACTGCACCGCCATGAAATACTGGATCGAGCGTTACATTAATTGCCGTCTTGATACCATCAACAGAATTAATAGCCTGGACTGGCAACTGCTTAATCAAGTTAAGAACCAGTGAGTTACGAGTGACAACAGATTTACGAGCGCCCCATCGCGCAGCATAGGCTACTACATTTTCATCACTATCTTGGATTAAGTCGTTGGACATCGGCAGGATACCTGCGTAGTTCTTTACCATGAAGTTAATACGTTCAAATCCTGGTCCTTCGATTTCAGGAATCTCAGTCATTTCTTCAACAGCGACTAACGGTGTCATTGTTGAAAGTTTTTCATAAAGACGAGATCCTTTCGGTCGAGACACAGGCTCTACATTGACATAGTCTTCAAGCGATACATACTCGCGTTTGTATTCATTGATCTTGAATGAGATATCTTCCGGAACAAGAAGCCCACCATCTTCATCAACCTTTTCAACCATAGCGTCAGAGATAAGTCCCGTGCGCATGAAGTTAACGAAACTTTTAACTTCTGTCTGTTTGTCTTGGATGACAGGATCTTTTGGCATTTGATTGAAGTCAAGTACCTGGTTTACTTTCTCTGCTTCCTGAATTTCACTATACGCTTCAATCTGTGCATTGATTTTGTCAATCTCTGCTTTGTGTTCCTTGTATTTGTCCATATCGCCGGCATCAATTGAGTCGTGCGCTGCATCTACTGCTTGTGCTTTTAAAGCCTGCAAATCTTTAAATTTCATGCATATTTCCTCCTGTTTTTTAGTTTTTTGCATAAAAAATAGACATCACCGTTTGGTATGTCCTTGACTGTATTTTTTCTGGTGTCCAGCTTCACCAAGATATATGATCACCTCCGGCTACTGGGCTATACTGATAATCAGATCCTTGTATGCCTGAGCCTTTTCAGATTGCAGATCATCTTGCTGCGTTAACTTCTTAGGAGTGTTCTTGTATTTCGCTGCATATTCACGGTCAATACTTGCCGCGACTTTAACCGCTTCAGTGACTTCATCAATGAAGCCGTAAGCTTTAGCATCGTCAGCTGATAGCCAGGTCTCTTCCTGCATCATTGTTCGGATGTTTTCTTCAGTTGTCTGGCCATTCGTTTTGTTCAGGTACGTATTGATGATGGATTCATTAATCTTGTCCAGGTCAGCAGCCACCTTACGCATCTCGCGTGAGTTACCAATAGCGAATGTCCAAGGGTCATGAATCATCAGCATCGCGTTATTCGGCATTACAATCTTGTCGCCGGCCATCGCAATGACTGAGGCGATAGAAGCAGCAAGCCCGTCAACACGAACTGTCACAAACGCTTTATGTCTGTTCAACATCGAATAAATCGCTTGACCTTCAAATACGTCTCCGCCCGGCGAGTTGATATAAAGGTTAATCTGTGAGACGTCACCTAGCGATTTAAGTTCATCGTTAAACTGCTGCGCGCTGCTTTCAGAAAACCACCCTTCAGACTCAATCGCACCATAGATATGGATGTCTGCAGTGCTTTCGTTAAGAACTTTCATTGAATAAAATTTGTTCTTATTTTTGCTCATCTTTTTTATCACCTCCTTCATCGGATGTTTTAGATCTCGCTTTGGCCAGCTGATAATCTCTCATGATGTCGAGTGGCACCAGATTCAAGTTGCCGAATCGTGTTTCACCTAAATCATTGTCTATCAGCTCCATGTCTTCCAGTGAAAGAACATTGTTGATGGTGTACGCTCCAATCTTCTGCATCGTCTCATAGAACTTAGCACGGCTCTCTGAGTCGCCTCTCAGCTCAGCTTCCAGATTGAACTTGCAGTAACGTCCTTCTTCTTCGTCAACGATGGTCAGCAGCTTAGAATCAAGTTCCTGTTCGATGTTTGTTACGAGCGGAAGGATTGTATTAATCACGTATTGCAGTGACTGCTGCTCAATATTTGAGAAGGTTGCTCTATCAAGTTCACCGACTTTATGCGGTGGCACCTTATAGATGCTTGCAATCTGCAGCTTATTGAACTTCATCGATTCGATAAATTGAGCGTCCTTCTGCGGAATAGTAATCGTCTGGAACTCTAGCGCTCCGTCAACTACCGCAACATCTTCATCATTGTTCACTTCGTACCATGCCTCACGCAATTTCTTTTTGTTGTCAGGACTAATGACTTCAGCTGACTTCAATATACCTCTTGGAATGGCGCTCTTCTGATAAAAGCTCGATTGATGCTTGTTACCGCCAATATTTGTAGATAAGTTGTATCTGATGACCTGGATCGGCGAAAGTCCGACATGTCCGTCAAGACTTAAATCCATAAAGTGTAGTACGTCATCCGCATCAATCAGATAACTCTTATTGTTAAGCTGTGTCATGTAAAAGTATTTTTTCTTGTCACTGTCATAACGTTTAGCTGTCGTTAATGGGTTGAGTGGAAGAATCTCTTCGGCCTGCCCTCTGTTGTTGCGATTAATATAACAGTAGGCGTTGCCATAAACCATCATGTGCGTAATCATCAGCCGCTTCCAGACAAATGCAGTCATAAATTCATTCGGCTGCTTTTTCAGCAGACGATATACAGGATGATTGATTTCCCGTTCAATCGTCCTTTCCTTCTTGGCGAGAAGAGATATAGGATATTTAGCCATGTCATCGGCCAGTACCTTGATACATGCATACACTTCACTTGTCCGAATCGCTGTTTCTTCATCAACACGTCCGGCTGCATCTGTATTGAACATCGTATTAAACCAGTTCAGATTACCTGTATACGTCTCATTCCGTGGCCGTGATGCCTTTTTACTTAATAACATTTACTCACCTCCTTCCTGCTAGTATGGCCAGCAGGACGAAGCAAATACCCAGCATCAGCAATCCTACTTCAAACTCAAATCTGAATGCGGCTATGCAGATAAAAATCATACCGACTACCAGAAGAATGTCATCTATGAATAGCCACAATAAGGCCATTAGCTTTTCTATCGTCATCACCACCTTAAAATGTAAAATCTTGACTTGCTATGTGATCATTAATCGATGGCCCTTCATCCACCATTGCTCTTACAAATGCGAATATTGTTGCAGCTGCTGGGTCAATACGGTCCTTTGACTTTTTCTTATCCAGCATAATATTGCCTTGAGCATCCTGTTTTTCAACTGCATTCGACATGGCCCATGTTAATACTGGATTATTATCATGTCTGATTTTGCCTTCAAGCACATATTCTCTGAAGGTAGATGTCGGTTCACTGAGCACTTTCATGCTCTGCGAAATCTCCACTGTCTTAAATCCTTTGTTCTGCATGTTTGAAGCGAAATGAGTAGCATTGTACGGGTCATAACATATTTCTTTGACCTTCCACCCACGCTCTGCTGCATATACCTCTACATAATGTTCAATAAAGTTATAGTCCACTACGTCTCCAGGTGTATCAGTCAGATAGCCTTCTTCAATCCACATCGAGTAGGGAACTCTGTCAGTATTCTCACGTTCCTTCAGTGCCTCTTCAGGAAGAAAGGAATGCGATCTGACATCAAACGTTCCGTCCATATTCTTGAATACAAAGCTGAGAGATGTTAAGTCAATCTTCTTTGACAAATCGGCACCGACATAACATTCACGACCTTCAAGTGATGGTGCATTATCATCACCGCATGCATGCCATTTATCCATCTTCATATAGCCGTTATCCTTAGCGTCAACCCAGATGTTCATGTTCTTTGTCAGGAACGTCTTCATATAGGACGGAACGTCAAGTGCACGCTTCAACATCTTCCGCAGGTATGCAATACCTTCGTTATGGGATGCGGCAATCGGATTAGCTTTGACCCAGTTCGCCTCATCGCGTATATCATCCCCTTTATCCAGTTCGTTGATCATAACAAAATAGTTGTCATTCTCAATCGGGATATTCGGGTCTAGTATCTTCGTCACATAGTCATATTCGACTGTGTAGCAAGGCTTATTGAGGTCACTACCAGCTGTTGTGATGATGAAAATTAAGGGCTGCGAACGGGCACCCATACCAGTCAGCAGTACGTCATATACTTCAGTCGTATCATGCAAGTGATATTCATCAATCAATCCTGACTGCGGGTTAAAACCGTCACCTTTTTTGTTATCTTCTTTCGATAGCGATTTGATGATAGAGTCAGATTTTTTGTGAATGATCTTACCGTATTTCGCTTCGAACTTATCCTTAAACTCTGACTGCTTAATCTGCGCGGCCATTTCGTTATAGATGATGTCAGCCTGTTCTTTCTTCGTCGCACCGATATAGACTTCGGACATCCCTTCACCAAGTGCACTTGCTTCGTAGCTGCCCACGCAGGATAATGATTGCGACTTTGCATTCTTACGTGCGACTTGCCAGTATGCCAAGTTAAATCGTCTGTAGCCGGTCTGATAATGGACCCATCCGTAAATATTTGAGAAGTTAAAGATCTGAATAGGATGCGGCATGATATAAGTACCGCGTAATGGCCCTTTAGTGTGTTTAAATTTCGTCATCCACTTCATGAAACGTAATGCTTTCTGTTCATCGAATACATAGGGAAACTGCTTATGCTTCTCGCGTTCAACGTCATTTAAAAAGCGAAGACATGCCCACTTGTGTTTTTCACAAGCGATTATATCTCCGCTCAGTACATCATTTGAATATTGAATTAAGAAGTCTTTAAGCTCAGCCATCAAACATCATCAAAGTCATCATCCTCTTCCTCCTCAGCTGCCTTAGCCTGTGCGAGTGCCATCTTAGCCCGGGCAGACGGCGTGAATCCGAACTGAGTTCCAAGCTGTCTGACCTGATCATAGAATTGCTTCTTGCGCAGTATCGATTCCTTATCCATTTGATTCATGTAGATGTTCTTACCAGTCTCCTGGTCAACATCAATCAGTACTCTCCGGATAAGTCCGTTCTCATTGATTGCCTTCGTGACTTCAACATAGTTAGAGTAAGCATCGCAGTACATGGCCAACGCGTGCACGTCCAGATTGTTCAGAACATCCAGCTCTGCCATCTCATTTACGATATATTTAAACTCTTTTTTTGCACCTTTATCGAGCCAGGATGGCGGCTTCAGTTTATCCTTTGCAGCCTGTAATGCTGCTTCCGCTTTTTGTCTCCGTTCGATTTCATCCTTGGTACGACGGTTTTTGTTACCATGTACGAGTTGTAATCCAATCGGAATTGCTTGATTGCCCACAGCATCACCTCCTTATCGATTTTTGCCCAATATGAATTTTTTTTGAGCGAATTTTGTGTGCGCTGAGCTGGGGCGCCGTTGTTTTCGTTTGGTTTTCCAGAGATTTAGATAGGGGGGTATCATCCGAGAAAAATTATTTCTGAATTTTTTGGAACGCCGTGAAAGTTTCGACAGTCACTCTGCCTCTAACTTTTTCAATGTTCATTTCAATTTGTGTGAAAACATTCGGCGCTATCGTTCGTCCTGCGTCCCTCACATGCCTCTCACATATGAATCGATCTCTCTCCATACAAATGAACCTGGCACCGATTGTCTTTAGCTTGCTGGCCTGTGACGGTGTTACAGCACTGCGTATAATCCATACTGACTTGAAGTTGTACTTATCCAGCACAATGTTATCAATGATTGCATCAGCCATATCGTTCGCCATACTGACAGCGTCATAGGCGCTATGCTGACGGTCGTGAAGCGGCCTGTCTGTCATCACACTGATCAACTTGTCAATATCAATCACGATGTCTCTTCCTTCATCCTTATTAAGGTCGATGAACGTCCTCTTGCCACTGCCAGGCAGGCCAATGACCACATAGACTTGCTTCTGAGTGCTTGTACCTAGTCCCTTCTTGACCTTGACATGCTCCTTGTTGTGACATGCAGTACACACTGTCTCAAGGTTAGTCATATCAAGTCGCTTGTCCCAGTCATCCTTCAGTTCAACAATGTGATGCACTGTGTTGGCTACAGTTGTAATGCCTTGAGCCTTACACTGCTGACACATATAGAAGTCACGTTGAAGTACAGCAGTCCTCACCATCTTCCATTCACTCGTGTTATAGAACGCCACCTCATCTACATCAACACGTTCATTGTTATAGGTCTTATGCACTGACTTAATGACATCACTATGCTGATCGCAGTACCTGTTAACTGTCAGTCTACTGCAACCAGGATGACTACATATACTCTCGGACTTACTGGCCATCACATCCACCCCAAACAAAAAGACAGACAAAGCATGACCGCTTCGTCTGTCTATATATTACTCTACAATAATAGTATATCAGCTATCGGCCAATGATTTGTTCTTTGATTGACCGTTTATTGACCGCTGAAAGTTCGCGAAAAATCAAATTATCTAGTACGCACACGATTGAAAGTGTCATCTGTACTATCATAATATAGATCAAAATCTGGTAGATGTTGCTTTAATAAAAGTGTACTCTTTTTTGGAGATATGCCTAATTGTACTGCTAGTCTTCTCTCAAGTGACCTCCTTTTGATTTTATCTATATTTAGTTCTTTTATATAATGTCTTGCCATTAATATCATACTATTAGGAAATATTTCATGCTCGCCTATTGATATTAATGTGTTATTCATTTCAGTGAATTTACTTTCAATTATTTCCGCAACTTTTTGTGGGTCTTCTGTACTGCTTATTCCTTCTAGAATCTCTTGTTTAGTAGCAATTAATTCTTCTTTAAACAATTCTCTTTGAGAGGTAATATTCTCGTTTATTTCATTCATCTTATCTAATAAGATTTGATTTTCTGATATGGAATCTGACAACTTTTCTGTTTGTTCAGATAAAGTATTAGCAACATTTGTAAGGGTATTTACACTCTCCTTCTGACCAGTTGAATCCATTAATGTATAAAGTATAGCTATAACTCCTAATATAATAGAGACTACTGTTGCTGCAAAATTTAATGTGTCATTTATAGCATTGTCATCACCAAATTTTTTAGATAACACTGCTACTAGCATTAGTAACAATATTAAAACCCAATATGCCATATCTTTTCTAGTTACTTTATCAAATACCTTCAAAAGTTATCAATCCTTTACTATTAATTATATTATTCATTATGCACTATTCATCAAAATTATATAAGATTTTATAACAATTAAAAATAGGTCTGGCATCTTCCAGACCTATTAGTTAAACGCTTCAGTTGTTTCATCATGATACTCTTCTACTCCCAGAAAGAAGCCGAGCCTAATGATGGCATCATTCTTAATCGTGTAGTACTTTGTCTTTCCTACACCTAAGTCAGTGTATATTTCATAGTCACTGCCCAAATCATCCTGAAGATACTTATGTACAATGATATATCTCTCTTCTGGTTTAAGGTTGTCGATAGCAGCATGCATGCGCTCCAACAGGTCCTTACGTTCATCAAGTAACTTCTGTCTCAGGATGTTCTTCTCTGCCGCCGCTTCAATGCCGTTCAATGTCATTGTCGTGGCAGGAGGAACAAAGCTGAATGATTGAGTAACTGACGGCATAGATCTGACTGGTGCAATCCTTAATAGCTTGTTATAGCGTCTGAATAAGTTATATACATTCGTACGCGTCTGTTTAAAGTCCAAGTGCTGCATATCCAATAATAAATTTGTCATATAGCCCTCCCGCTTCCGTGGTATAATATAGGTGTCGATATATTAAACGGGAGCCGAGAAGGCTCTTTTTTATTTGATGTTATATCGTTCTTTCATCTGTTGAATGTCTTCTTTAACTTCTTCTAATACGTTCTTCTCCTGGTTCAAATCTTTTTCGCTCGCTCCAGATCTTTTGATGTAATATTCCAGTGCATGCTTTATGATGTGTTTCTTCTTGTATTCCTTCATTTCCGCACCTCATTTTTACTTCTAAACATGCAACCTAATGACTCACCATACTGACATCTATTACAATGAAGCCATTGTTCACTCAGTACGCCATTACTGTATGCTTCGATGATATCTACATCTTTACTTCTACATTTCTTGCACACTTTAGGTTCTACACCTGCATAATTACTTGATGACCACCGATTGTTGAATGTCATTGCTCGTTCTTCCATCCGAATTGTTTTTGTGCATCTTGTTTCATCTTTCTGAGTTCAGACTTTTCTTCTAGCCGCTTCATCATTTCCTCATGTCTCTTGTTCATTGCAGCGATTCTAATTTTCTGTTCTTCTCTTCTTTGCTCGTGTTCCTTAGACGCTTCGACATAACCCTTAATAGCCAAATAGGCAACAGTTATGAATATAATCAGAAAGATGACTATCGTGATTATCGCTACTGTAATTAACATTTCTAATGGCATCATTACCTTACGTCCTCCCTGTTAATGCTGTCTGCTTGACTGAATCCTTCTGGGTACCGCTTCTTCAGTTTACTAATATTCAGTTCTGCAACTTCAGATAGGTTTATGGCATTGACTGCAGCAAGATTAGCGATGTACCATAGCACGTCTCCTAGCTCCTTCTTCAGCTCGTCTTGGTCCAGTTCGTGACCATGGAACACATGCTTCTTTATCTGGTCCGCTACTTCACCTGCTTCACCAGTAAGACCAAGCGCATAGTTCGCTAACGCCTCCGGTTGCGTTAATGATGAGTTATGTGTACGTCCTGCGAGTTCCTGGTATGTGTTTAGATTCATTCTATTTCCCCCTGATTGTGTTTTCTGTTCGTTCCTTTTGTTCCACAATCCTGACAATAAAGTATAGGACTATTTATATCCTGAAAAGAGTAAACAAAGGTGTTATAGCGCGTGATGTTATAGCTTTCACATACGCTGCACTGATGATAAGTTTTATGTGGTTTTTCACTTAAATCGTGATACTGATGAAACACTGGAAGCGGCTTGACTTCTTCTACTTCTGGCACGATAGTTAGCTGCTTCTCGGACGTTGCCATCTCACGTCTATATTTCTCATCCTCCTCTTTTACTTTTTTGATCAACCGCTTTGTTTTATAGCGCTCATAAATCATCCAACAGACAATCGTTATCAGCATCAACAATATTGCAATATAATCCATAGTCAGTTCTCCTCCCTATACTTCTTCAACTGTCATCAGTATCTTAGGCTCTCGTACATACCGCTTCTCTGTCACCATTGATACGATCTGACCATCATCTATCCATATATGTTTGTTAGCAGCATCCAGGACGGTCTTGACCAGATTATCAATGTCAGGCTTTTTGCTGTGATATGTACCAGACAATGCCTCTTTATTGACTTTTGATAGTCTTGCCGGCATTGGCAGGCCAAACATGATTGTTACTTTAAGCTGTCCTGTCAATAGGAGCCGTGGCATCTGCTGGGCAATGAATGCCTTGTGATGCATATAGGAAGCGGGCATGTACGTCTGCACGTTTCTGCCCACTCTTTTAAATCTTGGCCGCGGCGATGGCATGGGCTTCTCAAATCCCTCAACATCTTTATAGGTGATCGTTATCTCATGCATGCAGCTACTCTTCACCTCGTTGGATGTCTGACATATCTTTTAGTATCATCAAGACTTCATGCTTGCTGGTACGCCATAACTTGCTTTCGTTTTCATCGTGTTCCCATGCTTCAAATTGTTGTTCAAGATATTTATACTTTTCAGTGACTTTCTTTTTTAGTTCATCCCAACGATAATTACTTTTCGCTAAATCAATCCTTAAAGATTTGACTAAATCATAAACTCTCTCATCCACTCTTACGTATTCATCATCAATTAGGATAGTGTGTTTCGCATTATCATTTTCCATCACGCTTCACCTCGTTCATATCCCACTCTTACTACTCGATGAGATATGCTTTCATTGTTTTTTCTTACAACTTTAAATTCACCCGTATAATCGTAATAAGCGACTGGTTTATAGCAGCAGGTGCCTAAGATGTTATTATTGAGAAGGTAATGACAGTCGCTATATGTGTTTATATAACGACTACACTCCCGACATTCAGCGGTCATTCATCTTCACCTCGTTCGAGTTGTTGCATCTCTTCTAAAATTGATGAATATAATCTATATTTGATTGTGCTATCCATGTCACGCAAAACAGAGATAGTATTTTTGTGATTTAAAAGTGAACCTTTCAACCTCTCCCACCTCGCCTCCGCAGCGTCTGCACCTCGTTCTTCATATCTGAATATAGATTCTTCACTCACGCCCTTATAAGTTAAAACTTTAATTTCTACTATTTCTCTAGTCAGCGGTATGTTAGCAGGATTCAAATTAAACGCCTTTTGTGCCTGTTTAGGTGCTTCATTTATACTCGGTGCTTCTACATAAAAACACGGGTGAAAAAGGAATAATGGATTGCCGGTAGGGTGCGTTTCAAACGTGACTTTAAATAGTTTCATCTACTTCTCCTTGTCTCTTTGTAAAGGTTTTTTTAAAATTTTCATCAACAAGCTTCTGAGCCTCTATCGCTTCCTCAGTGGTCATTCCAATACTGCTAATTCCTTGTGGTCGATTCGTTGCTAATTTAAGGGCTAAATCATTTATATTAATTTCTGACCGTTCAGCGGATTCAGAGAGTATATCTACAACTTGCTCGCTTTGTTTCTCTTCACGCAAAGTCTCGCGATCAACTGGATACTCCAGACCCGCTTCAATTCTTATGAAGTGGTGGCCTTTAATCATGACGTGACGACCATATACTCTAAATTCAATGTCATCAGCTTTATAAATCCCGCTATATAAATTGCTGCTCATGCCTTTTTCCACCCTTCACGTATTATGGTGTAGTCATCATGGAATACTGGTTTAGGTATTGCCCCGGAAATCTGAGGGCCTCTGATGCTCTGATAATAGACGTAGTGCTTGCTGAGTGATGTGATCTTAAATTCTTCAAATGACTTCTTGTCTTCGATGACAGCTCCCACTGATAGACGATTGATGACTGCTGTTTTCATGATTCATCCCTCATTTCAGAAATCTTGGTCTCAAATGATTCTCGCTCACGTAATCTTTCGGGCCATCGACTGCGTCAGCCTTCGTGCAGGTGATGTAATAGTCGGCCATTGCCTTGCCCGCTTCCCACGCTGCGATTGTCAGGACTGTCTCAGTTAAGATACTTCCTAGTTTCTTTTTCTTCCGAGCTTTCTTCGTATTCAAGCGGTTCAGACGATTGTGCGGCATCGAGCTGCGGCTCAAGTCATATTCCTGATTCACTGTTGCTCCCCCTTGTTTCTTGCTGCTATCTTCGCAGCGGATTGTTTGACTATGAGATTAAACTGGTGCATGTAATTCAGGCTTTTAATGGTACTGGCCATTAATATCATTCCATCTCTCTTTAGGTCTGTGTTTCCGTCTGAAAAGCCCGTCGTTCATAATGGCGTTCAGCTGATAAGCTACTTCATTCCAGCTGATTCCTCTGATATGCTTGGGCCCGCCTGTAATATTAAATATGGTCAGCCGCTTTGTCTTTTTGTTTAAAAACTCGTAATCACATTCGGTCATGCGTCTATATCTCTGGAATATTTGACTGGCATAGGTCTCTAAATTCAATTCTTTAAATGGCAATGGTTTCAATGTCTGCCCTCCTTATCAAGTGTGATGCATCATAAAGTCAAATATGCTCGGCTGCTTCAGGTCATTCTCTGTCATGAGATTATTTAATTCCTTCAGCTGCTCAAACTCTTCGGGTGTAAATGAGTAGCCATTCGCACGGCCGCTTCCAGTGCCAGGCTTCGGCAGTCCCTCCAGCTTCACGCTGTGAGGTAGAATCATAAAAATACCATTGGCCCTTGTATGTGAGTAATGAGCAATAAATTTTTCATTGCGGTCAAATAGTTCCATGTTCGTCTCCTTTTAACAACGCAGGATTTTCATAGATGTTGCCGATGATTTCTAATTCTTCATCACTATTTGCAACGTGAGAAAATATATTGGATTCATACCAAAACCCGTTAGGTGCTTCAATATCAAAGGCTGGGTAGTCGTCATGAGTAAATTTCTCAACTTTCCCTATCCATTCGTATTCGGACAAATCTATGAAGCACCTAACAATATCTCCTTCAAAAATCTCCACGCTATTCTTGTCAGTTAGTCCCGTTGATTGCATGAGGTATTCATCCTCTAACGGTACTTCTAAGCAGTCCATCAATTCGTGGTCAAGCATGCTGATGATTTTACTTTCAAAATCAATAGTTAAAACTGGATACATTTTTTTGTTGTATTTGTTCAACACTCTAAATTTCGGTATCATATTCTACTTCTCCTTAGAACGGGAGATCATCATCACTGATGTCTATCGGCCCTTGATTATTTGCAAATGGATTACTGCCTGCTCCCGCCGGTAGATTAGTTTGAGCAGCGGAAGCGGCTGTGTTCGTCACCTGTGACTCTCCGCCTGTATATTCGTTGTAGATGTCCTCTGCCTGTTTCTCACGGCTACCTTTCGGCTCGAGAAACTGCACTGAGTCACAGACGACTTCAGTCACATACACTTTGCGGCCCTCCTGATTGTCGTATGATCGTGACTGCAGGCGACCATCGACTCCTGCCAGATTGCCTTTGCTGAGGTAAGCGTTGACGTTCTCAGCCTGCTTGCGGAAGACGATGCAGTTCAGAAAGTCTGCCTGGCGTTCTCCCTGCGCGTTAGTAAAGTTGCGGTTGACTGCCAGTGTGAACGTGGCCACTGCCACGCCTGATGGTGTCACTCTGTATTCAGGGTCTTTAGTTAGACGTCCGACTAATACCAATCTATTTATCATCTGATTTACTCCAATCCATCTTAAGTTGGATATCATGATACTCACTCTGGTGCGTGTCATACATCACTACTACATCGTCTCCGTAGTTCTCATTAATCATTTGGGCCATAATTTTGATGTTCCCAACCATAAAAGCCGTGATGCAATCAGGCGTACCAGGCATGTGCGAACGGTATTCCAAGTAAGTTCTCCCCTTAGCGCCAGCCTTGAGAATGTCCTTATCAAGCTGTTTCAATACTTTTTCTTTATTATTCTCAATCCATTCATTCTTCATGGAGAGAGATTTTTTGATAGTTTCATTCATGATTTATAGCCCCTTCCTTTCGACTTCGGTATATTTAATTAAGTTTTGTAAATATCTCAGCTGCAGCTGTACATAATGTTCATCCTGACTACATAGCAGGCGGTAATGTATATCTTCGACTACGCTTAACGGGAAGTTATATTCACTGATCAGCTGATTGATTTGCTCGGTAGCAGTTAACTGCTTATTCATAGTCATCACTCCTTAGTAGCCACTGGCCATATCTCGATTAAAGAAAAGATTCACGTCATTTTCATCAACGTCGATTGTTATATCCTCTTCGGAAAAAATGACATTGCTATGAAATACTTTTACGAATGATGAGAAGAGATAAGCTTCCAGTGATCTAATCGATTCGCCCGAAGATTTACGTTTGACGTTCACCCTTTTTAGTAACTGGATTAAATCCGTTTCAACGTCCTCAATCGTCAGTCGTTCGTCAACCTCGACTTGACTATAAAACTTAGCTTTAGATTTAAGTAGTGTTGATTTGATAGATCTTATTTCGTCTATATCAAAATTCATGAGATATGATGCTAGCACTGGAGGTAGATTTTGTGTCATGACCTCTTTTTCATCTTCAGTGAAATCATGTTGCTTAGCAGGCAGATGATTCGTATGATTTGAATGATTTGTAATTTCGACATCCTCTTTATCATTCATATCATTCAAGTCATTATTAGTACTGTTATTATTATTTAAATTATTATTATTACTTTTATTATTATTAGTGTCGGGTTTTCCTATGTAGGTTTTTCCGTTGTTGGATTCTCCTACATTGGTTTTTCCTACATTGGTTTTTCCGCTCTGGACTGGTGTTTCATATACGTCATAGTCATAGCCGCCTAACCTGCCTTTATCGTCTCTCTGTCGATTCCGGACAATGTAGCCTGCTTTCACTAATTCATCGATACCGCTTCTCACGCTGTCTCTTCCGTCCTTACAGTTCTTTACTATCTCAGTCTCATAGAACTGCCAGTTATCAGCTTTGCTCATCATGTAAGCGTGAAGACCTTTTGCTTTCAAGCTGAGGTTCGGGTCTTCCACCGCTGTTTTGTCGAGGATCATATACTTTCCTGATTCTTTATTTGTGCGATATGTCGTCATTGCTTCCACTCTCCAGTTTATTCAGTTCAATTAATCGTTCGTACTTTTCAACCAATGGATCTAATGCATCATAGGTCTTAATAAAGACATTCTTCACGCAGTCCATTGCATTGTTCAGTCTCGTGACTGTCAGCGTCCAACCTTTGCTGTCAAATTTGATGTAGAACCGGAAGTCTTGAATCTCTTTCTCATACTCGAGCAGCACGCCTTTACGCTCTTTGAATCCCATTTGCTCCACTCTGATCATTTCGCCACATATTACTTTGACCATTAAATCACCGCTTCCTGATTCATAATGTCCTGAATAACCTTGAGCGTAGCTCTGCTCGGCGTCCAGTTATAAACGATGTCTAATGCTGCCTCTGAGTCTTTTTGTCTAATCTGCGTACGCTGATTAACTCTGCATGCCTTAAACACTTCATGATTGATGTCTTTATAAAGTTCGTTATGAACAAGTCTTTGCTGGTCGTCTGTCGTTGCATACAGCTTGTGTAATTCTTTGATCTGCATCACTTTCTTGTTAATCGTTTTAGTGAGATGACCATATTCTCCAGGAGAAAGTTTCTGATTCTCCTTTAAATCGATGACATCACTTTTTATCTGCATGACTTCTTCCTTGGTATTCTTCTGTTCTTGGAAGACCAGTTCCAAGATCTCCATAGGTGATGTTGGCAGCTTTTGATAGCCACCCGTTTTTCTGATTGCAGGCAAGACCTCACTCGTAATGAATCTTTTAAATTTACGTGCCGTTTCTTTAATTTGAGGATTAACGCTCTGTTTTGCCGCTTCAATGATCATGCTGTATAACCCTGACTCGTTGATAACAACCTGACCTTGCATTCCTCCAGGGGTGTCGAGTTTCACGACTACCTTATCTTCGCTGTCTACATGTCTGATTAAGGCGTCTCGAGTATTTGAGTAACCTAATATTTCAGCAACATCCTTGCCTACAAAGTGAGGTTCCCCCTCAACATCGATTGTTCTAACGGGTAACTGTTCAAAGTTGAATAATTGTAATTCGCTCATGACATAACCTCCATGTTTTGTTATAATTAAGTTGTTAAATTTATCAATCGCTCGACACCTGGTTCTTCTCCAGGTGTCTTTTTTATTGGTATAATTTCCTTAGAAAGGAGGTGATTATACGGTGGATAAGTTTCAAGTAGATTTTTTAAATAATAAGTTCAAAATGTTGAACGGGCTGATTAAAAATCTGTCTAACGAAGTATTAGAACGGCCAGGTTCTAATTACGGCAAAGATGCGCTTAACAATCTGAATCAAATTTATTCTTTGACACTCAACATCGAGTTCTTCCTAAAAACGCATGATGATTTTGATAGATATGAGTTTGATGATCTAGTTGAATATGCCTATCATGTGCATCATGAACTGAGTGAAGTTATCTGCAAAGATGACAATAATACATCATGGCTATATAGCAGAGTTAATCAGTACGCAGATGTATACAAATCAGCGAGCGAAACAATCAATGCCTTTCTTTAACTGAGTGCCTCTCTTATTAGCAGAGAGGCTATTATATTTCAATCGACCGGACATATTGTTCGATCTTGTCTCTGTATTTTCGTCTGATGTGCATGGCAACAACTTCTGGATAAGATGAAAAATCAGGCGTATAAGCATAAAGTTCTCTAACATCGAATGCCTCATCGATGGCGTCTCTAAAGTGACGTTCTGCTTCCTCGAAAATTTTATCCCTTAAATCGTTATATTCTTTCATACGTTTCACCCCCTCATTATTTTTTAATTATTCTTAAGGCTTCTTCGAGATGCGGATTGGGGCGTCCCGTTCTAATAGCGTCTTTAAGTAACTTGATGGCTTCGCGCTTAAGTTCTCTTCTCGCTTTCCAGTCTTTAATGATCTGTCTCATCGTCTCTCACCTCCTTTAAAGTAATTGACTACTAGCCACATCAAGATAGGTAATCCAAGTGCGTTTGCCAGGATAACCGCTCCTGGGATCATCACCGGATTGATTATGATAAAGTAACTCATAATGTACAGTGCAATGATCGCTGCAGTGCTTAATGTGATGCTCAGTGTGACTAACCCTCTACCTCTCAGCTGTGTATGCATCAGCTCTCCGCCCTTTCTTTAATGAGTTCAAAGTTTTCGTCTAAGAACTTTCTCATCTGCCTGCGATTGAAAGAGTATTCACCACCTTGATTGCTTGGAAAGATAGTAAAGGCACTTATCCGCTTCTTCATGTACTCGTCATTGATGATGTACTTCATGAGCCACTTACGACCTTTCTGTGTGGTATCCATAAGATCTTGCATAGTCCACCAAACATCAGAGGCTTCATCCTGAAGTTTCTCGTAATCAACTTTCTTCAGCACCACAAGTTCTGAAGGAAGAGTTATTACAGCCTGTATACGTGTTGTCATGTAATCACTCCTTTTTCAAGGTCATTTTGTTACTTATGAGCAAATTGTTCATTCAATTTTTTGATATTACTTAAAGTAATATCAAGGTCAAAAAAATTTAGACCTCGATATAATCTACTTCAGTTTTGTAAAGCTTTGCTAATGCATAAATAATTAGTCCATTCGGTTTAGTTTTGCTTTTTTCCCAATTGATCACCGTTTGTTTTGTAACACCGAGAATGTCTGCTACGTCCTGCTGAGTAAGGTTCGCATTAGTTCGCCATGCTTTGATAGAAAGTTTTTTATACATAACGTCATTAGTCATATAATCACCTCACTTCTACCATTCACTTTATATTACTTAAAGTGATATGTCAATTCTTAAAGTAATATATTTTTACTTAAAGTAATATAATCGTTGTACAATATGCTTACTAATGGTATATTTATTTTACAAATAGTAATAAAGGGGATAATTGACATTATGAGCGCTCGAGAAACTCTCGCTAAGAATTTAAGTGAACTGATGCATAAAAAAGGAATTGACCAAAATAGATTAGCTGATGATATAGGCGTCTCGCAATCAACTATTTCCAACTGGCTACAACAGAAAAAATACCCGAGAATTGATAAGATAGAAATTTTAGCTAAATATTTTGGAGTGCCAAAATCAAAGCTGACAGAAACAAAAGAGTCACTTCAAGCGATTCCAGCTATTAAAGTTCCAGTAGTTAATAAAATTTCAGCCGGTTTGCCTTTATACGATGATAGTAACATCATTGAATATTCACATGTGCCTGCTCATGTGAATCGTAAAGGCAGAGAATTATTTTATTTGAGAGTGTCTGGAGATAGCATGAATAAAGAATTTTCTGATGGTGATCTAGTATTAATAGAAAAGGATTGCCCTATCGAAAATGGGCAAATCGGTGTAGTGCAAGTAAATGGCTACAATGCTACAGTAAAAAGAGTTAGGTATGATGAAGATAAAATTATTTTATACCCTGAGTCAACCAACCCAGATCATTTACCACAAATTTATACTTTAGACGATTCTGTTCAGTGTATTGGAAGAGTCATATCCGTTCAAAAGTTTTATTGATTGATTTATCCATCCATAAGGATGTTTAAATATATATTAATAACAAAGGGGAATGCGTGTGGATAATCTGTTTACTTTATTGTTCTTAGTTTCACTCGTTGCAATACCTGTCTTATTAGTTATTGCAATCGTCAACATTTTCAGAAAGAGAGCTGTTAAAAAGTTTTTTCTTGGCGCCTTAGCTAGTTTTGTTGCAATGATCATTTGCGGTTTCACCATTGCTGAGTTAAATCCTGTAGATGAAGCAGCAACAACTACCGCTTCATCCAGCGATAAGAAGATGATTGCAGAAAAACCGACTACTGAAAAGCCTACGACAGAAGAACCAACTACTGAAAAGCCTACGACAGAAGAACCAACTACTGAGAAACCGACTACTGAAAAGCCTACGACAGAAGAACCTACGACAGAAGAACCTGAAACTAAGAAAAAAATAACAGATGACAATAAAAAAGGTACTGTTGCTCGCCTTCCGGTAACATTAGCTAAAACAGTTGATGGAGATACAGCCTATTTTAATGATGACAACAATGAAATTAAAGCAAGATTTCTGCTGATTGACACTCCTGAAACGAAGCACCCACGGATGGGCGTTCAGCCTTTCGGACCTGAAGCCTCAGCGAGAACAGCTGAATTATTAAATAATGCTGCCAGCATTGAAGTTGAGTATGACGTCGGCGAAAAACAGGATCATTATGGCAGAGACTTAGTCTATGTATATGCTGACGGGAAAATGGTTAATGAGACATTAGTACGCGAAGGACTGGCGCGCGTTACCTATGTTTACCCACCAAACACGCGTTACCTTGACACGTTAAAGACAGCCGAGAATCAGGCCAAAGCAGAGCAAATCGGTATCTGGTCATTAGATAGTGCATTCGAAGATACTACAGAGGCTCCTACTGCTCAACCTGTTACAACCGAGCCTCCTACAGTAGCAGCCCCAGTAACTGAAGCACCGCAACAATTTGTTCAGCCTGCTCAACCAGCAGCTGCATCTGAAGTCTTTGCAAACTGTACAGACTTGAGAGGAACGTATCCTGGTGGCGTGCCTCAAGGACATCCAGCTTATACAGATAAGATGGATCGCGATAATGATGGTTATGCTTGTGAAATTAACTAATCAATAAGAAATAATAAAAGATGAACAGCTCAAACTGATTCATCTTTTATTTTACTCATACAAGAACATACGTTCCATTGAAAGGAGGTGAAATCATGAAAGTATATCAACGAGGGAAAACGTGGTCTTACTACTTCAGCTTTGAAGGTGAGCGAAAACGTGCTGGAGGCTTTAAGAACAAAACTGAAGCAAAGAAAGCAATGACTGATAAGCTGGCAGAACTACAAGGCGGTTTCAGGGTAGATGAAAAGACTCCGTTCATCGAATACTTTGATAAGTGGATCGATGTGAATAAACGCGGAGAGGTTCAAGACGTGACATTAAACCGCTATATTAATGCCAAAAACGTATTTGAAGAGAAGTTTGGTAATATAGCTATCTCCAAAGTGACTCAGATGATGTACAAGGAGCTGCTTAAAGAATACGCTGAAGGCAAGTTCCTGGGCGATACTAGGCTTACTAAGGGCCGTACAACCAACGCAGTGAATAAACTGCACGGCGCGTTAAATGCTGCCTTTGAGGATGCTGTATATGATGGGATCATCACACGGAATCCTGCTCAGAGAGCCAAACAAAAAGGTAAGAAAGCTTCTAAACCTGAGGAAGAAAAATACATGGAGCTGGATATGTATATAAAGTTTAAAAAAGAGATGCTTGATAGTAATGAGCTATCCCATTTTTTGAATTATCTCCTTAGCATAACCGGCGGCCGGTTTGGCGAGGTCCAGAAATTACGCTATGAACATTTTGACTTCAAAAAACGCACCGTCTTTTTACCAGGAACAAAGACAGATGCCGCACCACGTACAATCATCCTATTAGACATTGAGATTAAAAACATCAAAAAATTTTTCGCTGCTACAGGTATTAAAAAATCTGGTTATATCTTTGACACTGGCAAGAACTTACTCACCCACAATTCTGCTTTAAAAGTGATGCAGAGATTTTGTCTAAATAATAAATTAGGCAATCATACCCTCCACGCGCTCAGACACACCCATTGCTCGGCTCTTTTGCATGAGGGTATATCTATCTACTATATTTCAAAACGGCTCGGTCACAAGAGCATAGACATCACTATGTCGACATACAGTCACTTATTAAAGGATACACACGAACAAGAAGAAGATAAATATGTCGCAGCTATGAAGAAATATTCTTAG